TATTCGAGTGCAACAACTAGAATCAGGCGTGTTATTTATACAACGTCAAGGTAAGATCCTAAGTGAGATTGCATACTCTGATACACAATTAACTTATCTTACATCTAAGATATCTCTATTATCAGGACATCTATTAAAGAATCCTACACGTATGGCATTAAGACGTGCTGTGGATACAGATGAGAATGATCTATTATTAATTACTAATTCCACAGATGGAAGTATTGCAGCATATTCAATTATGCGATCACAGAATGTTATAGCCCCATCAGAGTTTGTAACTGCGGGTGGCGAGTTTTTAGATGTTGGCGTAGACATTACTACTATTTATGTTGTAGTTAAACGTACAATTAGTGGTACTGCTCAATACTATGTAGAACGATTTGACCCTACATTATTAACTGATAGTGCTAAAACAGGTGGTGTAGCATCAACAGTGTCTATGTCTCATGTAGTAGGCAAAGAAGTTAATGTATTATTAGATGGTATTGTACAAGCCAACCAGACAGTGCCTGGAGGTGGTACAGTAACATTCCCAAGGGCATCTGCATCATCTTATGAGGTAGGATTGCCTATTGTTGTACAAGCAACAACTATGCCAATTGACTTAAAAATACAGTCTGGTACACGATTAGGCTTTAAAAAGCGTATTGTTGAAGTTAATGCATTGGTCTATGAAACGCAAAATATGGTCATTAATGGCATAGAAGTACCATTTAGATCATTTGACACAGCATCAACATTAGATGCTGATGTACCAGATTATACAGGCACTAAAGTATTACATGGCATTTTAGGGTATAGTAATGAAGCAAAAATTACAATTACTCAAAACGCACCATTGAAATTAACATTATTAGGTTTAGAATATAAAGTAGGAGTCCATCAAGGAACATAATTATGTCTTGGCAAATAGCATTATCCGTAGCTTCAACAGCAATGAGTGCGAGTCAAAGTATGTCGCAAGCCAAAAGTCAGGCGGCTATGTATCGCTTACAAGCTATGCAGACACAAGCTGATGCTGCTCGTAAAGCATTAGCATACGAACAAAGAGCTAATGAAACATTACGCAAGCTTAATGCTAATAATGCAGCAACAGTAGCTCGTGGATATGCTGGTGGTATAGTGGGATTAGAAGGATCTTCTAAGTTAATCACTACAGTGAATACTAGAGAAGCTGGCAGAGACTATCAAACAGATTTAAGTAATGCAGCTAATGCATTATTATCTGGAAATGCTCAGTCAGATATTTATGGCAATGCAGCAGACATAGCAACACGTGGTGGTTTATTAGATGCTGCTACCAAGCTTGCAACTGGAGCATATGAAGTTAGTAAGGTATATAAAACATCAGAAACACCTAAGGCTTAATTATGGCAGATAATCCAAGATATCAAAGACAAAATATTCAGTTAGAGAATACTCAGCCATTTGATTTTGCTAACATTAAAGAAACTATTAAGTTATCTAAATCTACAGAAGCTGGTTTAAATAGAATATCTGAATTTGCATTTAAAGCTCAATCTGAAAAAGCTAAGAAAGCTGGCTTAGAATATGGCGTTGCTAATCCACCTTCATTAGCACAGATTTCAGAAGCACAAGCTCAAGGCAAAGATATAAGAGATATTTTCTCAGAAGATTATACAGTCTTTGGTGAGGCAGCAAGAGCAGCTCAAGCATCTGCATTAAGAACAGATCTTGAAGGTCAAGCTCGTGATGAGTTTAGTCGAATGATGGCTGGTATTAATACAACAGATATTTCTCAATTAGATATGACTAATATTAGATCTAATTTAGATGCCATTATTAATGGACATTCCAAAGTATTAGCTCAAGTAGGCCCAGAAGAATCATTAAAATATAGACAATCTGTTACTGTGCTAGGCCATGCTGTTTATAAATCTGCCTTGGATAGAGTAGAAAAACTTGTTCAAGCAGAAAACATTATAAAGGTAGATGAGCAGCTTAAAACATTTAAAAGCAATATTCCAACTTTATTAGATGCATATCCATTATTTGAGGAATTTGATTTAGCATTATCTCTTGACAAAAAGACTATCAAAGAAATGATGATGAATATAGATCCAGCTAAGATACCAGAATACACAAAAGAGATGGATAAAGTTATTAAGAATGCAATCATGGATCGTATTGGTGATTATGCATTAAAAGATAAAACATTTGCTGGAACTGCTGGTGAAGCAGCTATTAAGATTTCAGAAGGTCAAGCTGGAGACTATACTCAATATTTACGCAAATATGTTCCAGAAGATGAATGGATGGAAGTAGTTAAGCGTAAAACTGAAAAGTCAGTCAAACAATATGGACTTGTTGAAGCAGAAGAAAAGTTAAATAATAAGCTCAAAGAAGATGTTAAAAGAGATTTACAAAGCCAATATTTTAATGGTCAAATTGGTCCAGAACAATATCTTAAACAAACTAAAGCTAATGGTATTAATATTAGTCCAGCGGAATATGAAGAAGTAATTAGTGGAGAGAAAAAAACTCCAGCAAAAGAAAGAATGTATAGCAATATGCTAGACAAAGTTGAAACTGACATACTTAGCATTGCTGATATTGAGGCTGCTGCTGGAAGAACTATTACATTTGCAGATGCACAGAAGCTTAAAGAGAAATATTATAGACGTACTGGAGATGATAAAGAAGCCAATAAGATTATTATTGGTAGATTAGATGAAGTAAGCTTAGATAGTTTAATGCTTAAACCTGAAAAAGTAGCTCAAGCTGCCAAAGCTAATAGGGATTTAAAGAAAAAAGCTGATGCTGCTCGTATTCAAGGTTTGCCATTTAATGTCAATGAAGAAGCAGAAAAAAGTATTAATGCTGTTCTTAAAGCAGATTCAACTGAAAAATATACAGAAGCTAAAGCTGAGTTAAAATCTATTACTTCTAAATATAATATACCATATTCAGAAGATGCTTATAAAGCTAAAGATGTAGATAAAAAATATAAAGATATAATTAAAGATGACAAAGAGCGTAAGAAAATGAAGTCTGCATTGCGTGATATTGAAGCATTTAAAACATTCCAAAAGAATAATGCTGGAGTAAATTGATGAACTTAGATCAAAGATTTGAAGATTATAAACTTAATGCATATGTGCCAGAAGAAGAAATTATTGTAAGACCAAAAGGATTGCCATCTCCTGGAATAGTTGCTCCATTGGTTACAGAAGGTGTTAGTGCAGTTGTATCTGATGTTGAAAAGATGCCAGCTCAATCTTTATATGCTTTAGGCAAAGGTGCTATAGAAGGTGCAATAGGTACACCTGGAGATCTTATATCTATTCTTAAAGGTGCTTATTATGCTGCTACTACTCCAGAAGGAAAAAGCAAGCTTGAAGAATTTACACGTGGATTAGAATCATCTACTGGGTTACCTACAACTGAAGATGTTAAAAAGTTTATTAATGAGTTAGTTCCACAATTACAAACAAAAGCAACAGCTGCTGAATCAGTTGGCGAGATTATAGCTCCATCTGGTCTAGCAACACTTGCTACAAAAGGTGTAGTTAAGGGTATTAAGCAAATCAAAAAGGCTACTAAATGACAATTGACAATAGACCATTAGATCAAAGATTAAATGCACTTGATAATGTGACTCAAGAATTAGATCAAGTTACAAAGACTATTGATCCTAATGAAACCACTACTGCTACATTAGAGCAATCTGTTCCTTATACAACACAAGGCGATTTAATATCTGATGAAACAACACCATTGCCAGAACAAACAGATCCAGTATTTACTGGAGAAAAAATAGATACAGCTGGTTTAAGAGACATTGGCGTTAAGGTTCTTAAAAAGATTACTACTAAAACACCTAAAGATGCTGTTTCTGATTTAGCTATGCCAATTGTTAAAGAAGGCAAGGCAATAGAAAAAGCTGGTCAATTTACAATTATTCCAGAAGCCCCAAAGAAAACAACACAAAAAGTAATGCAACAAATAGAGGTCCCATCAGCATCAGGTGAGATTGATAAAATGTTGTTTGACCCCACAGCACCATTAGACTTTAATAATCTTGGTCAAGCTGTTACTAATGTATATGAATTAGGTAAGTATAAAAAATTATCATATAAAGAGATTGTAGAGCGCAATACCACACCTAAAGCATTTATTACTGAGAATGGCGTAACAGTTAAAGAATTTGAAACTAAAGAATTAGCAGATAAATGGGTGGCATCACAACCAAATGCTGAACAACTTGCAGTATCTGTAGAGCCTATTTACGATGAAAAGTTCTTGGCTCGCATGTTAGATGCCAATGGACAAACTATTGCTGATCCTAATGAGATTGCAAAGTTACCATATATAGCTCGAAGCATTCAAGATAAGAATATTTCTTTATATAGAAACTATTTAGAAGCTAAAGCTAAAGACCCAGAAAGCATTGAGACTAAAGATTTGGCAGCTAAGTTTGCATTAGGATTGAACCTTGAAGGAAACTTTATGGGTTCTGTTACTGGCAAACGTAGGGACATTGCTAGATCATTAGGTGTATTAAGAGAAGCATATAAAGCATCTGGCACAAGCCCAGAAAGAGCTTTAATGTTAGATAGTATTCTTAATGGCTCAGGTGGCTTAGATAATATTGATGACATTGGTAAGCATTATATTGCCCTTAATTCAAGACTTGACAGAGCTGCATTGGCAGAAAAAACATTATTCAGTAGTGCTAAGGATGTATGGTACGCAACATGGGTCAATGGTTTGCTATCATCTCCAATAACTCATGCAAAGAATATTGCTGGTAACGCATTGTTTGGTATGTGGCAAGTTCCAGAAAACTTTGTTGCATCAGTATTAGGCAAAGGTAGATCAGTTCTTACTGGCAATAAAGATTATATTCAAATGAATGAGGTTATGGATAAAGCATCGGCTATGTCTATGTCTTTATCAGATGCATTTAGACTTGGAGTTAAAGCATTGAAAACAAATACTCCATCAGATCCTCTTACTAAACTTGAGATGAGAACTGCTGGTCGAGATGATTTTAATCTTAATTTTGGTGATAGTACATTTGGCAAAGCTATGTCAGATGGCATTAAATATTATGGTAACTTTGTTACATCGGCAGGTCGTTTATTAATGGCAGAAGATGAGTTTTTTAAAGCCATTGGTTATCGAGGAGAATTGGGTGCTTTAGCAAGACGAGAGTCTAATAAGAAATATAATGAATTAATAGCATCAGGTATTGATCCAGATGTAGCTCGTAAACAAGTAACAAATTATCATGCTTCATTATTGGATAATCCTACAGATGAAATGCATGAGATGGCAACTAAAGAAGCGCGTACCATGACATTTACTGCTGAATTAGAAGGCTCACTCAGATCAGTTAATAAAATTATTAATACTGAATTTGCTGGTTTCCCATATGCTAAGCTATTCTTTCCGTTCGTAAGAACCCCAGCAAACATTATTAAAGAAACATTATCTCGTAGTCCATTAGCTATTCCATCAGCTATTAGCACAGCCATTCAAAAAGGTGGCATTGAAGGTGATAAAGCATTAGCTAAAGTAACATTAGGTAGTGCAGCCATGTATACAATGTATCAATATACATTAGGTGGTAATCTCACTGGTGCTGGTCCAGTAAGGCGCAAAGATTTAGAAGCGCTCAAAGGCACAGGATGGCAACCATTTTCTATGGTATTTAATAAAGCTGATGTAGACCAAGAGTTAGTTGATAAATTTTCTGAAATTACTAATGTGACTGTAGGCGCAGATAAGATCTATATTTCTTACGAATCATTAGGTCCATTAGCATCGTTACTTGGTATGTCAGCTACATCTGCTGAATATGCAATGACAGATCCAGAAGAAGAAGGATTAGATAAATTAGCTATGAATGGTGCAGTTGGTCTTTATGATTACATGTCTAACTTAGATATGCTTCAAGGTATTGGAGATATACATGATATGTTCTCTAGCGACGCTCAATCAGCACCAGATAAATTCTATGCTATTGCATCTAAGTTTACCAAGAAATCTGTAGAGTTTGGCATAGGTGGATCTCCAGCTGGAGCCTATTCAAGCCTATCTGCTACCTATGAAAGATATAATAATCCAGAAAAATCTAACTTAATGAGAGAAGAAACATCATTAAGATCAGATGCCAATCCAATCTATGACGGATACTGGCAAGCATTAGCACAATATAAATCACGCAATCCATTGTTAAGTGATAGTTTACCAGTAGCATTAGATCCATTAACTGGAGAAACTAAGAAAGTTGGCAAAGGTAACTTCTATGAAACCTTTAATCCATTTAAAAGATCAGATGGTACTAATATAGAAGGATATCTAACCTTAGTAGAATATGGTGTGCCAGCATATATTCCACAAAAATCTAAAGATGGCGTTATGTTATCGGGTGAACAGTACAATAGATGGATAGAAATTGCAACAAATGATGGTGCTTTAGAGAAAAGAGTAGTAAAATTGGGAGAACTTTATAAGAGCATTAAAGGCATGGATATGTCTGTGGCTCAAAAAGCTATTCAAAAAGAGATATCTGATACATATGGACTAGCATGGGATAGACTTGTTCAAGAAGATGTAGACTTACAAATGGCTTTAGAAGATATGAAAGAAGTTCAAAAAGAAACTGGTATTTATACAAGGTAAATAAAACATGGCTGACTATCCAATAACAAGCGTAGCAAGACGAATCGTATACACAGGATCTGCGGGTGTAGGCCCTTATGCCTTTTCGTTTCCTGTCATTGTAAATACAGATATCGCAGTGTACAAGAATACTACACTTCTTACTTTAACGACAGACTACACTGTAACCATTAGCGGAACTACTGGTCAAGGATCAGTTACATTAGTAGTAGCTGCTACTGGTGCTGATCGTATCACTATTGTAGGTGCAAGAGCTATTGAGCGTTCAACAGACTTCGTAACGGGTGGTGACTTTTTTGCCAACACACTTAATACAGAATTAGATTCAGAAGTAATCTTTGTTCAACAAGTAGCTGAAACAGCAGAGCGTTCATTAAAAGCTCCTGTAACAGATCCTACGACTATTAACATGACATTGCCATTGAATACTGTGCGAGCTAATAAGACGCTTGCATTCGATGCAGATGGTAATCCTGTTGTAGGTGAGCAAATTGGTGACTATCGTGGTAACTGGGCAGCTGCTACATCTTATAACAAACGAGATCTCGTTAAAGATACAACTACCAATAATATCTATATTTGCTTAACAGCACATACATCAAGTGGTAGCCAACCAATAACAACGAATACAGACTCAGCTAAATGGGGCCTTATTGTAGACGCATCAGCTTCTACTAATGCTGCATCTAACTCATCTAATTCAGCAAACAACTCTAGCAACTTCGCTAATAACGCAAGCAACTCAGCCAATGCTGCAAGTAATAGCTCTAACAATGCATCTAACTTTGCTAACAACGCATCTAACTCAGCTAACACAGCTTCTAATGCTCAAGCTAACGTAGCAGCTAATGCAAGTGCAGCATCTAATAGCGCTAATAACTCATCTAACTTTGCAAATAATGCGTCTAATAGTGCTAATGCTTCTAGCAATCATGCAAACAATGCATCTAATTTTGCGAATAACGCAAGTAATAGTGCAACTAGTTCTAGTGGATTTGCAAGTAACGCAAGTAATCATGCGAACAATGCATCCAATAGTGCTAATGCTGCGGCAGCTTCATCAACAACTGCAAACACAGCAGCTAATAATTCAAGCAATGCGTCAAGCAATTCAAGTAACTTTGCAAACAATTCAAGTAACTCAGCGAATGCAGCAGCAACATCTGCAAGTGGTGCATCCAATTCAGCTAACAATGCTTCTAATAGTGCCAACGCTGCATCATCAGCACAAACAGCAGCAGAGTCAGCACGTGATGCAACACTAGCTGCTTATGATTCATTTGATGATAGATATCTAGGTGCTAAGTCATCTAACCCAACACTAGACAATGATGGCAATGCTCTACTTGCTGGTGCTTTATATTACAATACAGTTGCTGTAGAGATGCGTTTATACACTGGATCAGCATGGGTAGCTGCCTATGTATCTGGCTCTGGATTCTTAGCTGCCGCTAATAACTTATCTGATCTAGCTAGTAATAGCACAGCAAGAACAAACTTAGGTTTAGGCACACTAGCTGTCATCTCACCTACAGGCACAGCATCTTCATCTACATTCCTTCGTGGTGACAATGCATGGACAACAGTATCAGTCACACCTACTGCTGTATCAGATCAAGCTAACTCATCAACAGGATACTTTGACTTACCCGCTGGCACAACAGGACAAAGACCAGGATCACCAACATCTGGTAACATGCGTTATAACACTAGCACAAATGGATTTGAAGGATACAATGGCACAGCATGGGGTTCTATCGGTGGTGGTGCTTCTGCTGGTGGTGCGATCTATGAGAACACAACAACGATTAGCACAAGTTATACATTAACAACAAGCACCAATGGATTCAGTGTTGGCCCAATCACAGTCGCTTCTGGCGCAACAGTTACAGTTCCTAGCGGACAACGCTGGGTTGTATTATAGGAGAAATAGATGGCTTCAAGTATAAATGCTTCAACAAGTGGTGCTGGTGGTCTAATCACCACTGCTGATAATACTGGCATATTACAATTACAATCTGGTGGAACAACAGTAGCTACAATAAATCCTTATGGTGTTGGATTAGGAACAGCTATACCATCTAGTGGAATTGGTATTATATTTCCAGCAACAGCATCACCAGCAGCAGATGGAAATACTTTAGATGATTATGAAGAAGGCACTTGGACTCCAGGAGTTACTTTTGGTGGTGGCTCTACAGGACTTGTTTTTACAAAAGTTGGATATTATGTAAAAGTTGGTAGAATGGTTCACGTTACTTGCTATATATTATTATCAAATAAAGGAAGTTCAACTGGAGCAATTGCTTTTACTGGATTCCCATTTACAGCAACCAATGCATCTGACGCATACAACACATTGTCTTTTTATTGTGGTTCTGCTACTTCTACATCTGGAAGTTATATGTGCTATATAAGTCCAAATACAACTTCAGCATCATTATTATTTTCACAAACTGGATCAGCTGCATCTTTTAGTAATACACAATGTAATAATGCAAGTGACTTTATTATCTCTGGAACTTACATGACGTTTAATTAATTTATATTAATTAACTTTAACAGGAAAACAAAATGGCTTTAGATAAACAAACATTAATTGATAAGATAGAAGTGGTAGAAAATGGAACTGTTCAAGTTCGTCAAGCTACTACTATCACTGATGATGGCAATCAAGTTGCAAGAACATTCCATAGATGGTGCATAACTCCTGGTCAAGATTATTCAGATCAAGAATTACAAGTGCAAAACATATGTAAAGTTTCACATACTTCAGAAGTGATTACAGCTTATCAATTACAATTAGAAGCAAGTAAACTAGGAGCATCACTATGAGCAGTGTAATCATAGCGGGAAACACTAGCGGAACTATTACATTAGATGCACCTAACGTAGCTGGCACGACAACACTTACGTTGCCTACTACTAGTGGGACTGTATTGACAAGTGTATCTACATTAACAACAACTCAAGTGCAAACAGCTACAGCTGGCTCAACAGAAGGCGATTTAGGAACTTATGCTTTTTTATATCAACCATCAGGCGGCTATACTCAAGGGGCTACAGTAGCTGGTTCTACTTTAAATTGGATATCTTTATATGCTTCAAGTCTTGGTGGAGCTACTGCCTTTACAAATACAGTAAATGCTACAACATTAAGCGGAACATGGAAAGCTATGAATAAAGGTAACTATAGTGGTAGTGGTGCTATAGGTGTTTGGTTAAGAATAGCTTAATAGGAAAATATAATGAAACTAAATTTAAAATATGCAAGTAATCCTAAATGGGTAGACGAAGCTCATACATCTATTAACTTAACAGTTAATTTTGAAGAAATAGGACAAGACATTCCATTCCATGCTACACCTAATGACACAGAAGAACATGGTCGTGATATATACGCAAGAGCAATAGCTGGTGAATTTGGTGCAATAGCTGAATGGATACCGCCAACAACAGAAGAATTAGCAGCACAAGCAAGAGGACAAAGAGATGCTTTATTACAAAAAGTAGACAGCATTGTGGGTAACCCATTACGCTGGGCATCATTCTCTACAGAACAACAAACAACTTGGGCTAACTATAGACAAGCATTATTAGATGTGCCACAACAAGCTGGCTTTCCTAATACAGTTAATTTTCCTAATAAACCTGAAGGAATAGCATAATGGCAATGACACTTGATGGCTCAAATGGAGTCACGTTTAACGACGCATCTCTACAAGGAGCTGCTGCATCCCCCTTTGGATTAAAGAACCGCATCATCAATGGTGACATGAGGATCGACCAGAGAAATGCTGGTGCTAGTGTTACTGCTAATAATGAAATTTATGGGGCTGATAGATTTAAAGTTAGCACTGGCTATACATCAAAAGCAACAATACAGCAATCAACCACAGCACCAACTGGATTTAATAACTCAATATTGCTTACTTCATCAGCAGCAACATCTACAGCTTCTGGTGATTATATGACTCTGCTTCAAATAATTGAAGGTCTTAATGTAGCTGATTTAGGATGGGGAACTGCAAATGCTAAACCTATTACTATTTCATTTTGGGTTAGAAGTTCTTTAACAGGAACATTTGGTGGGTCTATAAGTAATGCTGGAAACAGTCGTTCTTATGTTTATACTTACACTATTTCAGCAGCTAACACATGGGAACAAAAAACTGTAACTATTGCTGGTGATACATCTGGCACATGGCTTACAACTAATGGAGTTGGATTTATTGTTAGATTTTCAATTGCTATGGGTTCAACTTATTCAACATCTTCTACTAACGCTTGGTTGGCTGGTGATTATGAAGGTGCAACAGGACAAACACAAATATTAAATACTAACGCAGCAACATGGTATGTAACAGGTGTCCAACTAGAAGTAGGCTCAACAGCAACACCGTTTGAACGCAGACTTTATAATCAGGAATTGGCTAATTGTCAGAGGTATTATGAAACTGGCAGAAGTTGGGCTGGCGGCAGAACTACAGACGGAACTGCTATGATGACCGTTAATTTTAAACAGACTAAAAGAGCTACACCAACAATGGTTTATACTGTTGTTGTAGGAGGAGCGGCTACATCATATGGAATCAATCTAGATATGGCTATGGTTTATAACGCAGCAGGAACAAACGGTCATGGCGAAGTTACTTGGACTAGTACATCGGAGCTATAATGTATAAACTATTTAAAGACCTACAAAACATTGTCAAAGATACTGGTATTCAAAGATTATCAGACAACGCATTTATCCCATTTGACCCAGCTAACACAGACTACCAAGCCTACCTAAAATGGCTTGAAGAAGGCAACACGCCAGAACCAGCGGAGGAATAACATGGTTAAGCATGACGTAGAATCAAGACTTAGCACACACGAAGAAGTCTGTGCTATTCGTTATGAGCAAATCAATGCTAGACTTAAACGCTTAGAGCAGATCCTTCTTGCTACAGCTGGCTTCGTTATTGTATTCTTGCTTAGTCAAAGTTATGCTCATGCTGATACAACAACGATCAACAACAAAGGGATGCCAGTGCCTAGTGCTATGGCCCCATCCATGTCTGGCTTCTCTAATGACATGTGTAAGTCTGGTGTATCTGGTGGTGCTAACACAGGCATGTTCTCTATCAGTGGTGGTGCTACTATCACAGATGAAAACTGTGAGCGTATTAAACTAGCTAAGACACTTAACGACTTAGGTTTAAAGGTAGCAGCAGTATCAGTATTGTGTCAAGACAATCGTGTTTGGGAAGCTATGGAAATGTCTGGCTCACCTTGCCCTATTGGTGGCTCACTAGGTTATACAGCTAAACGTGCATGGCATGAGAGAGATCCAAAACGATTTGAGAAACTATATGGTTCTACCTATACGCTCCCTCTTATTCCTAATACTCCTGTGGAGTAACCCACTCTATGCATGGTATTGCACATATGTTCCAACAGCTCAAGGCTGGGTTAGTAACTTACAGTGCCATGGCATTGACGATGCTACAGCGCTTGCTACAGCATGGTGTCCGTATAGGCCAGATGATCCTATCTGCGCTCCATACATTCAGCCAGTCTGCACCGATACAGTGGAGTATCAATCGCTTAGTTGCCCTCTACCACACTATAGTGGCGTGGTTAATCAGAGTCGTTCCTATGCTTGTAGCTCAAGCACTTGGACTTCTTGGACAACTACGTCAGATAATTGC